TTGTAATTCCTTACCTATTTCTTCGTTTTTACCCTCTAACTCTTTAAGTTGAGATAAAACTTCTGATTTTTGGTTGGTTAAAAATTGTAACTGATACTCTACTTGGCCTAAGGCTCCTAATAAAGTAGTTTCTTGATTTTTGTGATTTGAAATTGTTTCAAATTCTTGATCAGTTAAAAAAACTTGTTCCATAATAAATATTAAAAGATTAATTAAAACTAAATATACATATATTAAAGATAAACTCCTAATTATATTTTATATATTTTTTGTAGTTGTTTCTATTGAGAAAGTAACTGTAGATTTTTCGTTGTATTTTTTAATAGAAGATACATCTTTTTGTACTGTATCGGGTATAATATATCCAAATAAATTTATATCAAATGTGCTCCTTACTGAGCGGTATTCACCTTGGGTTACTTCGTTTACAGTATTGAATGAATCAATACGTGATTTAAACTTAAATCTTTCAGGATCACCCCAGTATGAATCCGAAGCATAGTTAATAGCTTCAACTATTTTATTTAGTTGTTCAATGTAATAAGTTTGTATAATTACACTATATTGGATATCAACGTAATCAGGTACTACATTAGCTACAAATTGTTTTGTAGGTTTTCTATTATTTAAGACACTAAAATTAGAGTAGAAATTTTTATCGTTATAGCTTTTTTGGAAAGTAGCGTATACATTAGGATGATTAGCATCTAATTTATTAGTTAAAGTCCTATTTTTAGCTACACTATTTCTTTTAAATACTATAATAGGCATCATAATGGCACCCTTACTATCTCTATAATATCCATCTTTTTGTACAGATTTCCACCTTTCGGGTGAACCGTAAACTATGGGTACTGGTATTCTTTGTCCGTCCGTTTTGATATACAAATGGTCTAATTACATTATCAAAATAGTACATTATAGCAGTATCAATATCTTCTAACCCTACTGTAAAATCTTTGTAGTTATCTCCTTTACGAGATAATTTTTCAGATCTATTAAAATCAATTCCAGTTTGGTCAGGACTTACCCTAGTGATAGCAGGTTGGGTAAATGAAGATTGTAGAGTACTAATATCGGCAGTCCAAACATAGGGATTATCATTCCAAATAATATTTAATTGACTCCAAGTTAATTGGACATAATCAAATATTTGTGTAGACAAATTTATATTATCGGAACTAGCAAATATAAATTGATCAGGACTTGAAGGATTAACTAATTCTTGGCTAATGTCCTTTTGAGACTTTGGTATGGGTTTTCTATAATCTGGCATTAGAATCTTTCCTTAGTTATAGCTACTTTATCAGCAGGTACGTAATGAGTTTCACAAATAATAGAAATACTAGAACCAAATTTATCTAAACCAGTTCTCTAATGGATTATTTCCATCATCATCTGTGTTAGGGTAATCTGGGTTTTTACCTACAAAATATTGGTTAGCATTTGTAGTATCTACCTCGTAGTATCCATTTTGATACATAATAATATCTCCAACTTCAGGAACTAAATTAGCTCCATAATTTTGAGCCGATTGGAAATTTTGGTTGAAATCTTTACCAGCATCTAGTAAATCATCTCTAAAAAATTTAAATGTAATACCCCATTGGAAATTTACACCTAAATCACTTTCAGGAAATTGTTGGTCTTGCCTTTCAATTAAACAATTTAATAATACAGGGGGGTAATATTTTTCTTTAGATGCTTCTCCGTAAATATTTACTTTAGTATCTTCTAAATCATACTTGTAATAAACACATTGTTGAGAAATAATATTTCCCATCAACTCACGGTTAATGTATCTAAAAAAACTTATATCTCTTGCTTCTCCGTAAAGGCTCATAATGTTGTTTCTTTTTTAACCCAAATAAAATTCCCGCAAGACTTAGTTTTCCCAACACAAGCACTATGTATATTGCTTTGATTTAATCCTAATTCTTTAGCAGCTACTGCCCCACTAGGCCATTCTTTTATAAAATTCATATCCTTATCGTATTGTAATAAAGGTATAGATTTTGCTTTTATTACTGCTTTTACATGGTATGTTTTAGATAAACCTTTATCTTTTCTAGTTTTGGTTATTATATTACTTATTCCTTTTTTAGACTTACTTATTTTATTTCTATGGTCTTTACTTAATGTTTTTCCTTTTAACCAATAATTACTTCTTCCCTTATGGCATTTTCTTTTTTTAATTTTAGTCTCTTCACTATCGTAAGAACCAAATCCTCTTCCTAATCTATTATTTAGATGTTTATTTGATAGCACATCATAATATTCTCCCCAATATATTTCTCGTTCATCTAATTTAGATTCAGAACACTTTTCTATTATTTCAAAAATATGGTTTTCGGGTGTATGTTTTAATAAAGAGGCATATAGACTAGGCTGATCTTTACAGTGTAATTTTTTATATTTATCCAATCTACTTTTTATATTAGTAGTTTGACCAATATAAATTCTTCCATTTGGGTTTGTTATTTTATAAATAAAAGCCATATTATCCTATAAAGATTGTCATTGGTACTTTATCTAATTCGTTTTGACGGGCATCGGATTCAGCATTACGTCTTTCAAGTAATGATTGACGTGATGTACCATCAAAATATTCTCTTAAACGAGTAATTAAAGCATCTTTTTCTGCTGTAGCAGCTGATATTAAATCTCCTTGGTTTAAGGATACTTCTGCTCCTGGTATTGGGATTTGGGAGTATTTACCTCTTACATATCCTAACATTTCTTTAGCTAACGCTAAAGTATACTCAAATACCCAACTTCTTCCCACGGAATTTACCGTTTTATATTCAATATTTCTGTAGGGGTATTGGGATATATTAGCTACAAGTTTATCGCCAGATTCTACGCTATTTTCAAACCTTTCAGATTTCAAAATGTATTGGAACCAAATACGTCCTCCAGATTCTCCTGAGTCTGGGATTGGGAATATTCGGAGTTTATTATTAATTAGCTGAAATGAATAGTTTGAGAATAAAACATCTCTATACATTTCTAGTTGTTGGATAGCTTGTAAATCAAAACTTAGGGGCATCATTAAAAATTGGTTACCTCCATAAGCAGTTAAACCAGCTGATTCCCCAAACATAGCAATAGCAGTTCCAGTATATCCTAATCCTCCATAAAAATCAAAGGATGCAGGGTTAGGTTCAAAAAATACTTTTTTAATTTCTACATCACTACCAGAAATTCCTTGTGATGCTGCCCAAACATCTAAATCGTAGTCTTGAACAGAAGAGGTTAGGGCAATAGAACCACTATACCAAGTTACATTACCTCCTACCCCAGCCTCAGAAGCGTATTGTTCTGATAGTTTAATGATAGGACCCATATTAGGGGTAACTAATGTAGTATCAAAATTAGCAGTTGTCCCATCGTAAGAATTTTCAGATCCTTCTATGGATAAATAATCTTCTCTTTGTTTATAAGCGAATAATTCATTTCCGTAAACAGTTACAGCTTGTTCAAAAGCAGTATAAAAATTTGTATCCTGTAGTTCTACATTTTCAATAGGATATCCTAAGCGTAAAGCACAAAATTTTGCTACTCTATCTGCATCTTGTTGGAATTGATAATCATTGTCGTAGAATCCAAAGGGTGTATTACCTGGGAAAAAACTACTTGAACCTGCCCAAATCGGAATGTTTGCCATCTCACGTTTTGGTTATAAATATTAGAGAGTTGGTATTTCTACAATATCAAATGTAGAACCTGAAGACATGCTTTCTAATGAGCCTGTAATTTGTTCAGTAACATATAAGAGATATTTATTAAGTACGTTATCTCCATTATTATCTGTTGGAACTAGTGAACTAGTAACATAGAAAGGGAACACAGCAATATGGTTACTTCCAGAAAAATATTGTTCTTGTGAAGGGTACATAAAACAATCTACAGGAGTATCTTGTCCACTTTTTGGTAAATGTAGAATAATTCTAAAGTAAGGATCATTATAAGTTCCAAAGTTGTAATTAAAGGGTGAGGTTGATTGAATAGCCATTTTATATAAATTTTTATTTAATTATAAATATATTAAGTTATTTTTCTAATAGACAGGGTATTAGGTACTGATTCAAATTGAACAATGTCAAGGTCAATATTAGTAGCAGGTTGGGTAAATGCTACTAACAATTCTAATATATCCTCAGCTCCTGTAACGTTAACGTAAAAAGTACAAGTACACGCTCCATTAGGAGCTTGATTACTACCTATTAACCTTATGTAAGTAATATTAGAACTCCCAGCAGCTACAGATGTAGAACCGTTTGTACCAAATTTGGCATATACCTGGGGGTTCATTCTGGTACCCCCTGTAGAAGCACCTTGTTGCATTTGTACTGAGTATGAAATTTCAAAGATTCCTTCACTGTTAAATGTTATTGATTCATCAACCGAGTCTGTTCTTGTAGTTCCTGTAGTACCATCTATAATTGTAGGGTCTCCTGAGCCTCTAAAAGTTAATAGAGTATTTGTAGAAGAAATACCAATTACACTGTTAATTTCATATACATCAGGTGTGTAAATTGTAGGGACTGGAGTGGGTGAAGTAAAGGATAACACACCTGCACCATTAGTTTTGATTATTTGGTTAGCAGAACCATCAGAGGAAGGTAATGTATATTCTCCAGTTACACTAATAGTGTTAAAATTACCTGTATCTCCTATTATATCTCCACTTGCACTTATATTAGCAGAAGATGTTATATTACCTGTATGGAATAATGATCCTTCGGTATTTATTAATCCTTCACTTACTTGAAATTCTACATCCCCCCCTGCTGCGGTTATTGCTATAGTCTCGGGGGCTGGAAAGTAAAGACCAGTAGTAATATCTCCAGATTTATAAATAGATACATTTTCAGAATTCCCCCCATTAACTACTATAAGTTTATCTCCTGTTATATCTCCACTTGCTTTGATATCTACTGAAGATGTAATAGATCCTATATGATTTAAAGATCCTCTTGTATTTAAAAAATTAGGAGATAAACTTAATTCAACATTACCCCCTCCAGCTTGTAAAGCTACAGTACTAGGGCCTGGGAAGTAAAGACCAGTAGTAACATCTCCAGATTTATGGAGGGACATATTTGATGTATTTCCCGCAGAAGTTAAAACAAGTTTACTACCTGTTATATCACCTGTAGTATTAATGCTAGTATTGATTGTAGTAGTTCCACTACCAAATGAACCTTCAGAAGCATTAATATCACCACTTGCACTTATATTACCTTCTACTGTTAATTTTTCACTAGGTAAAACAGTACCTACACCTGTGTTACCGTTAGAACCAGTAACAAATAATCTAATATTACCTTCTCCATCTGAAAGAAAAATATTATTATTTGATGTAGTATGACTAATTCCATTATAACCTCCTATAAAAACATTATTACTACCACTTTCAAAAGTATAAGCTGAAAGATTTCCTATAGATATGTTATTTGAACCTGAGTGGAGTGATAACATTGAAGATACCCCAATAGCAGTGTTTGCGGATCCACTAGCTAAACTGTTAAGAGCAAAAGCCCCTATAGCAGTAATACTATTAAAATCAGTATTTTGGTCTAACCCACGAGCAGCATCAGTACCAATAGCTATATTAAAACTACCACTTCGGTTATGAACTAAAGCTCTATCACCTATAGCTGTGTTATCATTACCTGTAGAATTACCCTCGGCAGCACGTTGTCCTATACCGGTATTTCTATCTCCTGTGGTATTATCTTCTAAGGCTTGTCTACCAATAGCTGTATTTCTTGAACCAGAAATGTTACTATATAAAGTTCTATATCCAATACCTGTGTTAAAATTATTTACAGTATTGAATAAGGATTCTTGTCCTATAGCTAAGTTTCCATCTGTATCAACATTAGAAGCTAGAGCATTAGAACCTATAGCTATACTTGCGGTACCTGTAGTGTTGGAAGCAAAAGCACCTGATCCAAATACTATATTTGAATCTAGTTGACTATTACCTAAACCTATAGTTATATCATTTACAAAAATATCACTATCTGTTACAAAAATACTACCAGTAACTCCTAAACTACCTGTAATTTGGGCTGAGCCTGTGAAAGGGAATCCTGCACCTTCTCCTACTTGTTGCCAACTATTAATATTAGTTATATTAGATGCATCTAAAAGTATATAAATACCATTATTAGAAGGTGTAGAATCTTCAGCTACGGTAACTGTCATACCATTGTATAGGTAACTTCCTCCATCATTGGCTGTCCAGTTAGAAGTAATTGTTAAATCTGCTTTAGTAGGCACATTAGCACGTGCATCAAATGCTGATGCTATTTCAGGTTCAAAATTTTGTGGTATTCCTAATAATCCTTTCGCTCTTGCCATGTTATTATACTATAAATCTTAATTGCCTCGCACCTATTTTAGAACCATTATGGGTATATTTAGTGTAGTTAACTGTATTACCTTGTATAGTTTGGGTTGTTGCGTTTGTAGTAAATGTAGATAAATTAATAGTATCCCAAGTACCACTTAAAGTATTAAATTGTTGTAAACCTGTTATTGTTGACCAAGCATCGGGAATGTCTACAGTTTGTTTATCCCCTCCATCATTTTCAGCTACCATTGATACCTGAATGTAAGTAGTCATGGTTTGTAATGATTGTTTAGTTAAAGTATTAATTGCTACGGTGGTGGCAAATACTGGGTATACACCTCTTATAGTTCGTGTAATAGCACTTGTAGTACCCGCAGGTAAAGGACTATTATAATCGTTACCTTTACTAGAGAGAGGTTGTTCCCCAGCATCATAAGAAACAGCTCCAGTCCAAGATTGTACTCCTGATATTACTGTGTATGAAGATACTGTATCTGTGTCTGTTAGGCTAGTACTTGAATTATTTGAAGTACCAGTTCCAGTATAAACATAAGTATTAGGTAGCCCACTTCTAAACCCACTAGTTCCATAGGCGGGGCTAATAGATCCTCTATTAAAACTAGCATTTAAAGTAATAGTAGAAATAACTTCTCCAATTTCTCTTAAACCAGAAGGAGATATTGTAAATGTATTTGATGGATTTGTTAAAGTAGGGAATAATTCTGGGTATAGCATTAGATCCATCATTTCTACAAATGTCTTATTATCAAATGTAGTACCTGCTGGTATATTAGGGTCATCACTACTTGGAAAATCAATAGGTGTTGGGGTAGAATTTGTATAAGAAGGAGCAATAGATGAAGTTGGTGTAGGTGTAGCAACACCATCACCATTTCCTATCCAAGTATAACCTGAGGGGAGATTAGGAATATCATTTGCCCTTTGGATAGCTGAAACTAGAATTTCACCATTGTTTTGTTGAACTCTTCCTATCTTACCTATATTTTGGATAAGATTAGCTGAACCTGTAGGTTTTATATTAGTGTACCCCCCTCCTACAGCTACATATAAAATATCTCCTACTGAGGGGTTATCTAATAAAGGCGCATTTTGGGTGTTTACGTCTCTAAGACTACCAATTGCTATTACTCTGGTATTAGTGTTTTGGGATACATCTTCTATTGCTAAACCTACAACAGGCATTTTACTGCTATCGGAAGCATCTGCTTTTTCTACTTCAGGTTTATTTTGACCATTGTTAAACCCACTTACATATACTGGGTCTCCTTTAGTTAGGGCTTCTACAGCTCTTACAGGAATTTCTACTCTATCAGCAAATAAAGCTTCAGTAGCAAGATCAGCATTAGTAGCATAAGAAGCACTTATAGCATTAAGAACATAAGAGGCAGTTTGAGCAGTCTCTACATAGGATGCTGTTTGGGCAGTCTCTACATAAGAGGCAGTTTGAGCAGTCTCTACATAGGATGCTGTTTGGGCAGTCTCTACATAAGAGGCAGTTTGTGAAAATGAGGAACTTAAAGCATATGAAGAACTTACAGCATTAGAGGCTGTACCGAGTAAAGAACCTGTAAATTCTCCATTAACTGAACCTGTGATTAACAAACTTCCAGTTATGATGACACTTCCAGTTATAATAACATCATTATTAATACTACCTGTTAAGTATAATGAACCAGAAGGTCCTTGTGGTCCTACTGGTCCTACAGGTCCTTGTGGACCGATAGTGGCAATTTTTACAGTCTCGGTTACAGGTTGATTTACAGTAATTTCTGTAACTCCTCTTTCAGGAATAACATTTACTGTATTAGGTGAATCTTCTATTTCTAATGTAATAGAGGTTTGGGTAATAACTGTACCCTCAAATTGTTGGGTTTGTGACGTTACCTCACTAGAATCATTTTGTTCAATTATAGTAATAGTGTTACCTGTTGGTTCTATAACTACAATTGTGTTATCAGCTTGGGTGATATTTACTGAGTTAGATTCCATATTCTAAGCTCAGATTAAACTGGGTTAACAGAAGTAACTTGTTGGGCTAATTGTACTCTTCCTTCTAAAATTCTAGTTCTGATACTACCTGAGGTTAATTCAATATCGTAAAAAGCTTGACCCCCAAATGTTAAAGCATCTGTAGCTTCAAAACCAGCATAAATTCCTATACTTCCTGAAGTTAAAGGAGTTGTTAAATTACTTCCAGAAAAACTTAAAAAACTATTTGAAGAAAGTTTACTATAAGAATCTCCTAAACTAGAGGTTAAAGTTAAAAATGTATCCCCACTACCACTATAGGTAGATCGAATTTGCATAGCACCTTCATATCCTGTTAAATCAATAGGATCACCATTTGAATCTTTATATTGAAGTTCAAAGCTTAAAGTAGAGCCTTGCTCTATTGTAAATGAATATCTTCCTGCAGCCATTTGTGTTTTTGTTATAAATATTGAAAAAATTTAAACTACTTTAAGTTTAAACCTTTTTCTTCTGCATCATTATAAATATCAATTAAATCCTCTACAATAGAATCTCTATGATTAGTTAATAAAGTAATACCACATAAATTTTTTACTCTACGAGCAGCCGAATATAAAAATCTAAACCCAGATTCGGATTTTTTCTTTAGATCAGTTTGGTGTGAATCTCCACATACAATCATTTTAGAACGTAATCCTAAACGTGTTACAATCATCTCCATTTGCTCATGCGTAACGTTTTGGGCCTCATCTACAATTACTACTGAATCTAGAAATGTTCTACCACGCATAAAGGAAACAGGGACAATTTCTATTTTACCTTCCTCTATTAATTTTTCAATTTTAACTTTATCATAAAGCATATACATATTTTGATATATAGGCTGCACCCATGGGTCCATTTTTTCGCGGAGATCACCCGGTAAAAAACCGATTTCCTCTTTACTCACCGTAGGACGTGTAATGATAATTTTATCGCATTCTTTCATGAATAGTCTCTCTAATGCAATTTGGCAAGCTAATAAAGTTTTACCAGAGCCTGCGGAGCCTGCTAATAGAGTAACTGTATTTTCTAAAATTTTTGCTTTGGCTTCTTTTTGTTCCTCGTTTAAGGTGATTTTAAATTTTATTGGATTTTTTGGTTTTCTTTTTTGACGGAAAACCTCATCATTATGATGATTAGATGACATAATTTAATAACTTTAGTGTTTATTATACATATAAAAAAAGCCCCGCTTACGCGGGGCTTCTTAAAATCTATTCTAATTTAAATACTATAGAGTATTCAAACCGTTGATTACTACTTTACCGTAGAATTCAGGACGTAACATCTTCTTAGCGTAGCGAGTCAAGAGACCTTTACGTGGTGTAAATGTATCTGGATCGTATACTAGAGGAGTCATGATCAATGGAATGTATGGAGCAAATACTGCACCAGCTTCCAAGAATTGAGAACCTCTAAAGCCCATTAAGATTGTGTTTTCTGTCATGTACGGGTTTTTGTACACCTGGTAACGACTAGATAATTGACCAGCTTTTTGTACACCAAATGCGTACTTCATCTTGTCAGCTTCAGCGTTATCAGCAGCAAATCCTGGGATTGATTCCAAGATAGTAGCTACAGTAGGAGATACTACCATAAAGTTAGCACCACCTCTTAAAGTTAACTGGTGGATCTTGTTACTCAATTTGTTGATCTTAGTACCAAGAGTTTGGAACCACTGACCTTGAGTATTGTAGAATCCAGCATCACCAAATCCAGCATTTGTAGTTTCAGTACCTACGATAGTTCTGTTGTTAACAGCACTCCAGTACTCAGTACCAGCAGCCGCATCTTTCATGATCATATCTAAAATCTCAAGATCGATTTCTAATGAAATGTATTCACTCATTACGTTAGTAACCTCAGCTTCAGCATCTAATGATTGGTAAGCGTTAAGATCTTGAGCAAATTCAGGTGTCCATACAGCCTTTAGCTTACGAGTCTTAGCAACAAGTGCTTCAGATCTCATTTGGATATTAACCTCTGGGATTGAGATATCAGCTGTTGAAGCATCCCAATCAGCATCAGTAGCTACAGAGTTACCAGCTTCAAAATCACCACGAGTGTTATCTTGTGTTGCTTTAGAATAAGCTATTTCATAAGTACCATCTATAGCGTTAGCTTGATTTACAAGGAATGTGATTTCATTACCTGAAACACTAGTAAACTGAGATAATACATCACCTACAGCTACTGTACTACCACTAGAAAGAGCAAATGAACGGATTGCTTGGGCATCATAAGAAGTTAAACCAGCAGTTGAACCAGAAACTTTAATAATAGCACCTGATGCTACAGAAGCTGATAGTGCAGAATCAAAGTTAACATCAGCTATAGTAGCTGAACCAGTACCCATTGTTACTGAAGCTGTATGAGTATTGATAGAGTAAGAATATCTACCAGCACCGTAAAGACCACCTTCTGCAGCAGGAGTTGCAAATGGGAAATCAGTTCCGTTAGTACCATAAAGTGAACCATTTTGAGCAAATGGAGCTTTGGTATTACCATACTGGAAATCTAGGTAAAATACAAGACCTGAAGGTAGGTTCATTGGCTGTACAGAAACGAATTCTTTAGCAGCGATTTGACCAAATACCTTACGTACCAATGGTAGAGCGATTCCAGCCCACTGATCACCAGTACCAGTATTAGCTGTAAAATTAGCAGATCCTCCTGTTGAAGAAGCTTCTACTACTAATTGCTTAGCTTGGTTCTCAAGCATCAAAGACATATTGTTTTTGTTAGTTTCGTTTCCTAATCCTTCCAATAAACCTGTCTTTTCCCACTTGTTAGCCAAACGAGCAGCATCTGACTGGAGGTTTTTCCAACCTTGACCAGCAGATTCTAAAAGTGTGTTTAATTGTGACATTTTTTGTTTACAATTTAAAGTTTAACATTAATTTATTTTAAACCAGCAAGTTTTTGCATTCTAGCAAACATTGGATCAACATCTACGATATTAGATTTTGTTTGCGAAATTATACCTGATGATTTAGAAGCTCTTCCTAAGTTTTCTTTAACTACTTGTTTCTTAGCGTTTGCTAAGCTACTATTCATAGTTTCAAATACTAGTTTTGCTTCTTTTACAGTTTCGGCTTTATCAAAAGCCTCAAGAACTTTAACCTTTTGAGCTTCTTTTAAGTTTTTAGCTCTAAAGATTTTGTTCGTGTAGAGAAGTTTAGCGTTTAGAAGATTAACTTCGTGAAGTTCAGCTCTTAAAGCATTTACTTCTTCCATTGCATCTTCATCTTCAGCTTCACCTAATGATGAAGTTTTACCTGAGCCTGATTTAGCTTGACCAGCTGAAGCACCCGAACCTGCTAGTGCTAAAAGATCTTTAATAGATACTTTTTCACCATCTACAGTTATGATTTTGGAAAGTAATTCCTTATCATTGTAGAGTTTTTTAAGTTTAGATGTTACACCTTCTTCTACTTCTTCTTCACCTTCCATGATTTCTTCTGTTTCATCTTCAACATCGATGTCGATTTCGTCTTCTGAATCCATTTCGTCTTCAGCGTCAAATTCGTCACCTGCTTCTAATTCACCAGCATCAACCATATCAGCGATTACATCCTCAATAAAAGATTTTAGATCATCTTCAGACATATCTTCTAAGTCGATTTCCTCTTCGTCATCTCCAGCTTCAACTTCTTCGTCTTCACCTTCAACTTCTTTGTCTTCATCAGCTTCTTTTATGTCATCCTTGTCTTCACCTTCTTCGAGTTCAGCTAAGATTTCATCAAGATCCATTTCTTCGTCCATGTCTTCTTCTTCAAGAAAGCCTAAGGGCTCACCTTCGGGAGTTTGTGCTCCTATGTTTCCATGGGGTTCAGAAGTTTCTTCTGTCATTTCTTCTTTGCTGTATTTCATTTCGTCTACTTCATCGTAAGCTTCGTCCATGTCTTCTTTTTCCATTTCTTCCAACTTAGCTGAAAGCATAGATTTTAAACGTGGTTCGAAGGCTTCTTCTAAAGCAGCTTTTGCGTTTGCAATAGCAGTTTCTTTTAATGCTTTTGCATCAGCGATTGCTTCTTTAAGCAGATCTCTGTTTGCCATAATTACCTCAAAATTTGTTTTGTGGAATACGCCTATTAAGAGACGTAATAAGAATTAATAATAATATTAAATGCTATATAAGAGATAGCATATTGTGCCAATACATATATAGAGAGACATAAAAAACGCCCTCCTTTCGGAAAGCGTTTTTCGGGGTAGCGCCGCTAAGAGAGAGAAAAAGCGGTGTTAGTCTAAATAACAAGTATCTGTGTTAGCACAAATAATTTCTCTAATAATGCTATTTATTTTTTCGTATGGATTTTTGGTTGTATGTTGTAATCCTTCTTTAAGGGTATGCATGTAAGAGCCGGGATTTGAAGGTGTTGAAACAAAATCCCAACATAATAATTCAAAATCATCTTGTACCTCTAATACACCATCTTTATCTTCAAGTGAACCCATTCCACGAGAGGATACTCCTACTGTAATACCATTTTCAATAAGTGCTTTTAAAATATTGCCTGATGGGGTAGGTAAGATTTCAATTTTACCCATTACACTATCACCATCCCACCACATATCTTTAATATTGTGTGAAACATTTTTAAGGTTGATAATAGAGGATTCTGGGTGGTCTAATTCTCCCATTGCTCTATTTTCCTTAACAGATTCCATGTATTTATCTATTTCTCTTTGCCATAGATCTTTAGAGTAGTATCTACCATTTCCGTTTTTAACTTCGGCAGTAGCTAAAATACCCTCAACCATAGGATTACCCCTATCAGACATTTTACCTTCTGTTAGCATTAAACCTTTAGGTTTAAAAGATTGGGTTTCGATAAGGATTTTTTTCATTTTAGTCTTCGTATTCGTCAGCAGCTTCGTCTACAATTTCTGGTTTTGAATATGATTTACCACACATTTTTTCATACAACTTTTCCATCTTCATCTTGCGTTTTTCAAGATCTTTGATTTCACGTTGCATATCTTTTATTTTCTTTTTGTCTACTAATTCGGATAAGCTTTCATCTTCAGAGACTAAAGATAAACGTTGTGTTTTTCCTTCGATAAGTTCATCTAATGCCTCAATTTGTGCTTCTAAAGTAGTAACTTTACCTGCTTTTTCGATTTCGGCTAGTTTAGAATCAACAGATTCTTTTTTACCTTTTTTCTTGGCTACTTTTTTATTTTCATTTCTAGAGCTAATTGGGCACGTTGCTCTCTTTCAAAGTCAGCATCAGTATTAGCACCTACATGGTCATCTTCTTCAGAATCAGTTTTGGTGTTTTCATTTGTCATTCCTACAGGACGTAAATCAATGTAACCACCAATAGCCTCGTTTAATAAATCTGTTAATTTAACCATATTTTCTTTTATTTTTACTTTCTCCATTCCTGAAGAAGCATATTCACCTTTAAGTTCTTTATCCGATACTTTTAATCCTGGGATATCATCTGTGTATCCTATACCTTTGATTCCAAATGCTCCGTCTTTAACGTAGAAGTTAGGGTCTTTAGCTAAGTTTTTAGCTACCATCTCTCTTAATTGTTCCTCGGTTTTATTAGCGTTTTTAGGATCTTTCATTTCAGCATAATACCCTCTTAACATTTCTTCAAAGTTAAGATTATCTGTATTTTTAGGATCCTTATAGTCATAGCCTGCAGTCTCAGTATCTACTACTTCTTTAGTAGGTTTCTTTTCTTCGGCTTTGGCTTCTTCATTTAAGAATTTATCCCAATTTACAAATGGGTTAGCTGATTTTTGGGTTACTACACCACCTACGGCTTCACTTAAAATAGATCTTTGTTTTAAGATTTTAGTTGCCTCTTGAAAAGTAGCAAAGTTAGTAACG